TGGGTAACTAGCTTTTAGAAGGAGCAATTAAATGAGTACCTTTACCACATCTTCAGCTATTGGTGAGCGCGAGCAGCTTGCCGATGTCATCTATCGGATTGACCCCGATGAAACACCTATCTTCAGCGCACTGAAGAAGGAAACCTCAAACGGTATCTTCACCGAATGGCAAGTTCAGGAATTGGCCGCCGCGTCAGCTACTAACTACGTCAACGAAGGTGCAGACGCCAGCGTTGCTGCTCCAACGGCTACCAGCCGTCTGGGCAACTACCATCAGATCTCAGTCAAAGCAGTAGCTGTATCAAAGACCCTTGATGCAGTTGAAAAAGCTGGCCGTGATCGTGAAGTAGCGTACCAGAAGGTACTGAAATCATTGGAACTTCGTCGTGACATCGAAAAAGCAATCGGTGACACAAACGTGGCTCGTTCTGGTTCAGACCCTCGCAAATCAGCATCACTCATCACTTGGATCACCAATGGTGATTCGCCGGGTGATATGGCCTTCGCTACTGGCGATGGCACAGACGTAGCTGATCTGACTGGTACTGCTCGTGCGTTGACACTGGCTCAGATTGAGACAGCAATGCAAGCAGCTTGGACAGACGGTGGATCGCCAAAAATTATGGCGTGTTCAGCCGCGAACCGGGCTAACTTCTCAGACCTGTCAGCTTCTGGCAACTTGGTCAGCAACGATGTCAACATGACAGCGGCCAAGGAAGTGACCTACGTTGGTTCGACTTCAGTCTTCTTGACTGACTTCGGCACATTGGAAGTCGCTCCTTCACGCTTTATGGGTGACGACAAGGTCTTCTTGATCGACCCAGACTTCGCTGCACTTTGCACCATCAATGGCCGTAATTTCTCTGAAAACGAAATTGCACCAACAGGTGACGCAGAGAAGTTCCAGATTGTGACTGAATGGGCCTTGAAGGTGCTTGCACCTAAAGCCCACGCAGCCGTAATCGGTCTGAGCGGATCATAACACTAGAGGGGGCGGTTCTGCCGCCCCTTCATCTCATTGGGGCAAAGTATGAAAAGATCACTAATTAATGATGCCGTTACAGGCAAAAAGATTGACTTAGTTACTGACACTGACGGTTCTCAGCGCATCCAGTCTACGCAGAACTTTGACACGTTGATGAAGCTGAACAGTCAGATGAATAATGATTGGCGTCCGGGCAGTTTGCGCGGAACCCAGAAGCACATGCAGCATGTGGCAGAAATACCGAATGTCGTGTATGCTCACCTAGTAGAAAAGTTTGGCAAGCCAAGCGAAAACCCAAAGGCGTGGAAGCAGTGGCTGAACGACAGCGAGAACCGCGACTTTAGAACTGGTGGTGGACAAGTTTAATGGCTATTGCATCTTACGCAGACTTACAGACATCTATCGCCAACTTTCTGGCTCGTGATGATTTAACCGCACAGATACCTAACTTTATTCAGTTAGCTGAAGCGCGTATTAATCGTGAGTTGGAAACTCGTGAGCAAGAGAAGCGCGTACAGGCAACGCTTGTAGCTGGTGATGAGTATATTGCTCTGCCGACAGATTTGCGTGAGGTCAGAGAAGTTAAGCTGAATACAAGCCCACTGACGGTGCTGTCCTACGCATCACCTACAGGACTTGATACGCAGTATTCAAGCAATGGTCAGGGCAAACCAAAAGGCTACAGCATAGTTGGTAAGGAGATGAAAGTTCGTCCTATACCAGACAGTGGTTACACAATGGAGATCATTTACATTGGCAATGTTGATACATTGTCTGATGTTAGCACTCCTACACTGTTTATACGTTCACCTGACTTATATTTGTACGGCGCACTAACAGAAGCATATGTGTATCTGTTGGATGAGCAGAGAGCCGCGCAGTATGATGAGAAGTTCACTCGTGCTATAAATGAGGTGCGGATGGACGAAGAGCGTTCACACTATGGCACAGGGCCACTACAAACTAAATCTGTCTACTTACGGCAGAATGTAACAGCGGAGAAGTAACACATGTCTGCAATGAGTGATTACCTAGAGAACGAGATTCTCGACCATATCTTAGGAACTGGCGCATATACGATGCCATCGGCTGTGTATGTTGGCTTGGCAACTGCCACGTTTGCTGATGACAACAGCGGCACAGAGTTGACTGGCAACGGTTATACTCGTGTAGCGGCTACGTTCAACGCAGCGGCTTCTGGAACTGCTGACAACAGCGCAGCTATTGAGTTTTCAGCAGCCACAGCAAGCTGGGGCGTGGTCAGCCACTTTGGTTTGTTCGATGCAAGCTCAGGCGGTAATCTTTTGATCCACGGGGCTTTTACTACAGGAAAGCTGATAGATTCGGGTGATATTCTAAAGATTTCTTCTGGTGATTTAGACATCTCAGCGGCATAGGTGTAGCTAATGGCTACAGGCACCCCCAGTTTAGACAACTTTACTAGCAGCATTGATGCGCTTCCATATTCGCTGGACAGCGCATTACTGCTTACTAAGGTTGACTGGTCTAATCCAACATTAGAGCAGCTAGACAACTGGGGTACGCTTGAGCAGTTAGATACATTCGGCAACCTTGAGCAACTAGCTAATCTTGACGTTAAGCATTTTCAAGGCACTGCCACGGCTGCGATAACAGCAGCAGCGGCTATACAGTTTGCGATTGAAATGCCAGCAGCGGTGTCTATCTCCGCATCCGCTACGGCAGATAACACTCGCATACGCACTATGTCAGGCTCTGTGACAGGTGCTGCCAGCTTTGCCGCTGTTATAACGCCTGTAAGAACGGTAGACGCCTCTGTGAGCGTTGCTGTTACGGAATCTACAGTATCTACCCGTATACGCACTGACAGCGCGTCTGAGGCGATTTCTGTTAGCGCTACATCAGATTCAAATTATGTGTTTAACGTACAAAGCGCGGCATCTATAGCAGCAACGACAACAGGCGCGGCAAATGGTATATTTGCTATGCCGGGTGAAACACAAGCTGCTATCACTGTTTCATGTGAAGCAAAGCGGCTTGGTGAAGAATGGGGGGTAGTTGCACCGGGTACAGAGGTTTGGACTGACATTCCTGTTGGAAGTGAGATCTGGACTATACAATCAGTTGGCACAGAGGTTTGGGCGTTACAATGATACAGTTTGGCGAATGGCTACCCGATCAGCCAGATTTTACAAATGCTGGTGTCGTAGAGGCTACAAACGTAGTCCCGGCATATAATGGCTATCGCAGCTTTAGCGACTTTGTCGATTATTCAAATGCTGGCTCAAACACTTTGTTGAATGTGTTTGCTGCAAAAGACAATGATGGCACCGTGCGTTTGTTTGCAGGGGATCAGGGCAAGTTGTATCTGTTCAATGCTGGCACGACAAATCTAGATGATGTCAGTAAAGCGGGAACACCAGCTTACGATTTGGAAAGTAGTGAGCGTTGGCGGTTTGTGCAGTTTGGTGACGTACTTATTGCATCAGGCGGTATCGGAGAGGAACTGCAAAAGTTCCAATTAGGCACCGACACAGCGTTTTCTAATTTATCTGGAACACCACCAAAAGCAGACTTTTTGACAGTTGTGCGTGATTTTGTATGGACAGGCAATATTGATGAGGGTTCTGGCCGGATACCATACCGCGTTAAATGGTCAGGATTTAACGATCAGACAAGCTGGACGGCTGGCACGGGTCAGTCTGACTTTCAAGACATCCCAGATGCTGGTGCTATTACTGGTATGGTTGGCGGTGAATATTGCACCATATTGATGGAACGTGCGATTATTCGTGCCACATACTCAGGCCCGCCACTGATATTTCAGTTCGATAAAGTCGAGACTGCTAGAGGCTGTCAGGTGCCGGGTTCTGTGTGCAACATCGGCCACAACATATTCTACCTGTCTGATGACGGCTTTTACATGTTTGATGGCGCACGTTCTCAGCCTATTGGTGCAGAAAAAGTAGATAGGTTCTTCTTAGAGGAAGATTTTAATTTCTCATATAAGGACAAGATGACGTCTACCGTTGACCCGCAAAATCAGCTCGCTGTGTGGTCATATGTGTCAAATAGTTCGCTAGATTCTCAGCCAGATAGATTACTGATATTTAACTATGCTTTGAACAGATGGTCATTGGTAAAGGTCAAGAACGACCTAGTGGCACCGTTTTTTACGGCTGGTTATTCACTAGAGCAGCTAGATAATATCAACACAAGCCTAGATGCCCTTCCAGCATCACTGGACAGCGCACTATACAAAGGCGGTCAGTACCTGTTTGGCGGCGCAAATGGCGCTAAAATAGCGGCTTTTTCTGGAGATCCGATGGAAGGAACTATCGTAACAGGTGAGGCGGCTATAAAAGTCGGAAATCACTCTATTGTTACGCGCATTTATCCGTATCACGAGGGTGGCTCTGTGAACTTGTCAGTAGGTCTTAGAGGCACACCCACAGACACGGTAAACTTCCAAAATGGTGGTGCTACAAATACGTCTGGGTTTGTGCCATTTAGAGCGCATGACAGATACCACCGTGTTAAGATGGTGTTAAGTGGTTTATGGTCATACGCACACGGCGTTGACGTTGATGTAAGACCAGTGGGGCGCAGATGACAACAGCACAGCGTAATGTAAACTTTCGCACGTTAAACCCTGTCACAGCTACCACAAGAGAAGTGTCAGAGGTGTTGAACAGGACTATTGATGGCGGATTAAATAGTATTGGGTATGCCACGCTTACATCGGGTTCTACCACCACTACTGTAAACGACCCGCGATATGGGGTAGAGAGTATCGTATTTTTTACCGGCTACAACGAAACGCTAGAACACAGTTTGCCTTTTGTTAAAAGCACTAGCACCAATGGGACGATGATAATTGAACACAAAAATCACGGACATGACGTTGACGTTGCATACCTCATTATTGGATGAGTTTGAGAGATTGGCGCATCATATTGATGCTGCTTTGGCATATTCGGGTGGCACACATAGTTCGCTAGATGTGCTAGACGCTATTAAGCAAGGAAAAGCGCAGTTTTTCCCACTGGAAAATTC